TTGGATCCCATTTCAACAGAATATTGGACAAAACTATATTGCAGGTGATGCACTGGCGGATCTGCGCAAATGGGAAATGATGTTTGATACGGACGTGGGCATCCCTAACGCCAACACCGACAAAAAAGAACGTCTTATCAGCGATGAGGTCAACGCAAATAACGTTGAGGTAACAAGCAAAGCGGATCTCTGGCTGGATCAGCTGCAAAAGAGCTTTGCCCAGACTAGCAAAATGTTTGGGATCAAACTTGGCGTTGAGTGGCGCAACAAGCCGCAGGTCAGCGCAGAAAGTGAGGGTGGCGAATATGAGTAAAGCAACCTTGTCACTGTTAGGGCTGTACCAGTACGACAACACAATTTTTAACGAGTTGGTATTGCCGGAGGGCATGGATAAACAGTTATACATTAACAATCTGCTGATGGAAACGGCGGAAATGGAAGTGCTTTTCTCAAACCCCGCAACTATGCGCTCTGTTATTGGCATCTGGTCAAGCGCGCATCTGGACAGTTGGGCAAAAATGTGGAATACCACAAAGCTGGAATACAATCCGATTGAAAACTATGATAGGCAAGAGGAGTGGACAGACAACAACAAAACCAACAGCAAAGTACAGAGTAAGGACGTTGGCACCGGCAAAAATCATAGTACCGATATCAGCAAGGCCGCAGGTTTTGACAGCGGAAACCTTGTTACCAGTGGTCAAAATGACAACGACAGCAATAACGAGAGTACGCAAATCGGAAACAGCGAAGGCAACAGCAACGAAGAGTTAAAACACACAGGGCGAGTACATGGCAATATCGGCGTGACCACCTCGCAGCAAATGATTGAAGAAGAACGCAGGGTTGCCGACTGGAACATGTACGAGTATCTGATTGACAAGTTTAAACAGCAATTTTTGCTGCTTGTATATTAAGGAGGTTATAGCATGTTTGACACCAAATGGCCTTATACCAATTTCCATGAACTCAATCTTGATTGGATTTTGGAAACGCTCAAAAAGCAGGATGCAGCTATTGCGGATTTTATCAGCCTTAACAGCATCACCTATGCAGACCCGCTGCAATGGGATATTACCCGCCAGTATCCCAAAAATCAGGTTGTGCTTGATACCAACGGGGACGGCTATTTGAGCGTGCAGCCGGTGCCCATTGGCGTGGAGATTAACAACACCGACTACTGGACAAAGATTGGCAATTTTTCCGAGCTGTGGAGCACGGTCAAATTGGCAATTACCGCAGCAGATGAGGGGCTTAAAACCACGGCAAGCGCAGACCGGGCAAGCGGTGACCTTGTATGGCTCAACAATACCTTGTATGTCTGCACCACCGCCATTACACGCGGCACTGAGTACGGCACCAACAACACGGCAAAAACCACGATTGATGCACGGCTTGCCAATTTGGCGCAGGCTGTTAACTTCCGATCTGACAACATTGCTGATGTTAATACTGCGTTGGGTAACAAAATTGACAAAAGCACCACCGGAGACCTTGCGCAGACGGTTTCCGGAAACTTTAACATCCACGCGGGCACTTTTAGCGTTGCATACAATGATACAGCTGCTAAGGTGCCATTTAGAATTTACAAAAACCCCAAAACACCTGTTGACATTGGCAGTGACGGCGGTACATTTTTAAATGGTAAGACCTGGACTGACCAAAATTTTAACAAATACAACGACAATTTTGATTGGTGGCCTTTGGCCGACAACTATGGTAATGTCCATAAGGTTGCGCTTATTCGCGATGGCGCCAATTTTGACACATTCGGCAACTCTCCCGTTGATATCCGCACTTTACAAAACCTTAAGATGAACGGTACGGACGACATTACCGAAACCCTTAATACCTATACCAAACAATTCCCCCTGTTTATCCCGGTCGGCATCTATAAGATTAGCGCCCCGGTGCAGCTCAAGCATAGCTTGTACGGTGCAAGCGCTTCCCGTGACCCTGCACGCGGCAGCAGTGACACGATTTTGCAGTATACGGGCAATCCGACAGCGTTTGGCAGCCTTGGCGTGCTTACCGTATCCGGCAACGATGTAGACGGCAATGTTGTCATTGCAAATCTGGATATTATTTGTAACGGTATGATTGGCGGCATTGTGTACACCACGGACGTATACACCGATAATTACATCTATAATGTAAGCATTAGCGGTGTAAAATCCTATGGCGTATATTTGCAGCCCAGCACCAGCACGTTAAGCCGGTATTGCTACATGGATAATGTAACGGTTTGGGGCTTTAGTGACGTACACCCCGTGGAGCGTGTTACCGGTAACGTTGCATTTTATTGGGGCGATAAGTCCCCGGATTGTGATTGCAATAACCTGCTTGCAATGGTATGTCAAACAGGGTTTGATTGCCGTACTAACGTGTTTGGATGCAACTGGATTACCTATAATGGCATCCCATCCGGCGGCAGCGGCGGCGCTGATGCAAATACATGGTGGGAGAGCACGTGCGGGCTAAAAGTTACCAACAATGATGTGCACATTAACAACCTGTATCTTGATACTTGCCGCCGTGGTATTATTTTTGACGGGCCGGGCAAAGCTGCTGCATACATCAATAACCTGATTTATACGGTTAACGATAGCACGGCAACCACCGGAGAGGGCAACGCCGCACTTGCACTGATTGGCACAAGTCCTAGTCCGCAGCTGACGGTTGACGGCGGCGTGATTAACCGTGGCGCCAAAGTATCTACCACGGTGCAGACTATTGGGCAATACCCTGTCACTGCCATGGTGTGCAAAATCAACAATGCGTACATTTACACCAAGCGCGAATATATTTTCAGCGACAGTAGCCAGTATCTTTGCAAGGCGGGGGAGCATCGTTGTATTGACCTTGCAATCACTGACCAGATGCAATATACCGTTGCGGGCCAGGCTGTGAAGAGCGACCCAGCACAGTATAAGGCGTTTGCTTATATCCCGCTACCGACCGCTGATACAAAGCCCGCGCAAGGATCTATCCGTGTTAGGGATCAAGATGACATAGATATTACTGTATATCTGTCAATCAACTCTTATACACCCAATGATTTTATTTGTGCGGTAGTCAATCGTGACATGTATAAGACTATTGCCGCAGCTAGCGGCGGTACAAAAAACATCTCCTACAATCTTGACACATCGGGTCAGAATAAAATCTATTACGCAAAAGACAACAGTGCGATTGTATTATATGCCGCGCGGCCAGCTAGTTATAGTTATACTGTAACATGCGAGGGGTTTAATACGGGTTTAAGTCCTGTAATCCTTGACCGTATCCGCAACATTGACGGTACTCCAATGGACTTCCCGCGCTGGTCAGACGCTAGCGGCTTGACCCCGATTAAAGTTCTTGTTCCAACTATCTCTTAACAGCAACAGCCCCTGCCAATACGGCAGGGGCTGTTTTTTATGCTTTCCGGCTTGAGATTTTCGCGCCTTCGCGAAAATACTTATCTAGTAATACTTCACAAATTGGGGACTCAAACAATACATTATTGCTTAAATAGTAAGTAACCCTAAACCATGCAAAATGCGCATTAAACATTTGTATGCCACGCTCTGTGCTCTCATACTTTGGACATGCGCCGGATTTATGAGTTGTCACATAATATTGCATGAGGGATTTATGCTGATAGATTTCCAACTCGCCCACAACACATAATGGCTTATACTCAATGATTTTTTGGGGGCTGATGCGGCTATACTCTTGCCTAAAATCGTTGTCCAAAGCCATTGCGCTGTATAGTGTATTTTTAGTAAGACGGTACAATGCAGTATTTGCTTTTTCCGCCGAGATTGGGGAGTGCTGGAGCATAATCAATGTAATACCGCGCTCGTTGTCTTGCCACATCTCTGTTTTGGTATCAATCATGCGTTGCGCACGGGCTACAAGTCCCATGTCCAAAAACAGCGGGTTTGCAATATCATTTGCGTTGGCAAGACACAGCATTTTTAGGGGTGGTTCGCCTTTTAACTCTCTATTCCGGTTGATAGTTTCATACGCGTTGTAAAATGCCGCAGCTTCATTTTTTAACGGACGTTCGTGTTTTTCAGGGATAAACTCATCATAGATGCAAATTTTGCAATCCTCTGCGCTAAAACCGCGCATGTTGGAAATTGTGGACAGTGCGCAGGTGTAGCCATACGGCAAGCCACCCAAATTGTTGCCCTCTTCATCCACATCATAAAAAGCGCTGCTGCCCTTGGAGATCGGGAAAGGTTTAATGCTCAAACCCATATCTTCACAAACCGGCTTGATGGGGCTAAATTCCGGCTTATTAACTAGGTCAATGGCGGTTTGTGTGCGGCGCATCAACATAAATGTAATGCGATGATCTAGCACATATTTTAGTGCACCATATGTTTTGCCAGTGCCGCGTCCACCGACAACCATAATATAGGGCGTTTTCAATTCCATGATGTAATCCATGTTCAAATATCCGCTGTCTAGGTATAGTTTGTTCTTTTTCATCTTTACTCGCTTTCGTGTATTTCAAAAGGGCGGCGGTTTTCAAGCCGCCGCCCTTTTGTGGGAGGAATTATGTCAAGAATGGAAATGGTTAGTAAATCTTGCACCCAATATAGTGGCGGCCCTGCTTGCTTTCGCCGCCGATAACCTCAATGTCAATAGCGGCAAGGTCAGCGCCGTACTGGATGGCCATGTCAACAATCGCGTCAAAGTAGCGTTTGAAAGTTGCGGAGATCGTGCTGAAAGTGTCACCCTCTTTGGTAAGGACTGCAAGTACTTCCTGCGTTTCGCCCTTAGAATTGATATCTTCATAAAGCGCATAAGCTTCGATATTAAAAGTCGAGCCTTCAAGCATTTTCATCGGACGAGAATCAGGGTTGCGGGTCAGGCTATAAGCCTGCTTCATGGTCAGATTTTCGGGGAAGCTCTTGATGATTTTCATGATTGTTTACTCCTTTGTTCGTGTCTGTGTTTTGTAGCTTCTTTTGCTACAATTATATGATACTGCATTTGTGACCAAATGTCAATACCCATTTTCAAAATATTCGTCCAGCCTGCCTATGCCTTTCCGGGTATAGTCACAGCGCAAAAGCAAGTCCATATATTCCGCAGTAATTCCTAGTTTATAGGTGCTTTCGCGGATCACAACGTTGGATGTGATCGGTAGGACATGACCGTCTATTGTAATGCTGTCTATCTCTGGACTATCATTGTATACGGATTCTGTACCGCCTGCATCCCTGAAAATAAAACCCGGCTTAAATGCATCAATGCCGCCGTGGCGTTCCAGCTCCTTTGTGCCCTCTTTTTTGTTTACTCCGGCGATTGTGCAGCACAGCGGGCTTTCCGGCGTTTCACGGTAACAATACTTTTTCGCGCCCAGCGTGGCAAATTCGCACATATCATGCTCCGGCTCAAACACTCCCATGTAATGCATTTTACCGGATGAATCAGCTGCATAAGCCCCAGAAGCTTTACTGTCTTTGATTCTGGCTCTATTGTATTGCGTCCAGTCAATGTTGCCTATATATTTGACCGAATCGGTATCGCAATACAAAAAGCCGTCTCCTGCAAGCTCTATACCCTCTTCAAGCCGATAGCGGGCATTGGCTGTTACCCAAACGCCCCATTGGTAGCACAAAAACGCGTTGCGCAGATTCTGCGACAAGATATTTTCGATTGACGTTTTTTCGTCAATTTCAAATTTTTCTTCAGGGGTATATAATATGGAGCGCTTGCCGGGATCCTGTGCCATCATGCCATATATACTATTGAGCTTGTTTTTACTTTTCATGTAGTACAGTTCTTGACCGGGTACATTCTTCAAACTGGTTTTTGCGCGGTAATAATCTATTGCACATTCAATCAGCTCACGGGGCAACTTGGCGTAGGTGGATTGCCAACAGTCAAATGCCCGGAAACCGCTAAATTTGTACTCTTTAAGGATAATTGTCAAGTCAACATCTGTCACGGTCGTTTCCAAATATTTCGCACTCAATATTCGCCCGTTGTCGCGGTCGGGATCAATCACATTCCGGCTCTTGTCTATCGTTAGATATGGGCAACCCCAGCAGGGGTTGATTAACTCAACGTCTGTTAATGCAATACGCATTATCAATGCTTTGCGGTGCTTGTTGAGTTTACGTTTAAGCCCGTCTAGTGTTATTTCGCCGATAGGCTCAAAAGCACGCATTGGGTACAGACAATTGCACAGCACATCGGGATAACTACTGCTTCGATCTGCGCTCTGGATTTTGCCACGCAGCACTTGACCGGTGTAATAGCGGTTAGCATGAGTGTTACCGCCCCGAAACGCTTCACGCAGCATTGTGTATAATTCTGCATCGGGCTGGATAGCGCCGAGACGTTCCAACCCTGCACGTTTCATGGCTGCGCGTGCATCACGGCGCACATAACCGGTTGAGGTTAGAGGGATTGTATACAGGTTGTCATTGTCATGGTGCATTTCAATGGTTAGGGCTTCACACAGGCCGAGTACATCATTTACACAATATTCTAGCTCATCATCTGACAACGGCGTCCATGGATAGCGGGTTTTGTTGTAATCAAATTCTATACCGGATAGTTTGCCATGGGCGGCGCCCATTTTATGGGTATATGCATCAAGCGACATGTTAGAGTGCAGATAGCTACAGCGAAATTCAAAAAAACCATCGCACATCGTGCATTTCAAGACTTTGCGGCGGTCAACGGCAAAAATTTCATCGTTTGTGAAATGGTAAATTCCGCGCAAAAACTGAAACTCATATGACAGATTGTGGACATATACACAGAGCTGCAAATGGTAATCTTCTTGTGACTGTTCTTGCATGCAGGCTTTGAGGCTTGCACAAAATGCTTCAAATTCATCCCAGGTGCGACCAACAACAGTAAGACTGATGGGTTCGGCAAAATGCCATTGCCAAATATACATAACAGCTTGTTCTATCGACTTAATACGGGTTGTCTCAATATCAAACGCCGTCACAATATCAAGCAATTTTGTCTTTTTAGTTCTTGTGATTTTACGGTCTAGCACTGGCAGCGCGGCGAATTTTTCAAGCGGAAAGTCAATCACCGAACAAATGGCTTGCCCATTCTTCAAGGTCTTTACTTTCAATATTCACCTTGCCCCCTTTTATACGAGAATATTTAGCGGGATAGTCGCGGGCAGCTTCTTCTTGCTTTTTAATAAATTTCTCAAACCATTTTTGCACTTTGGATGCAGGTATTTTGCCAGTCGTTACACTTTCAAAAAGATCTGCAATCGGTTCAGAATCAAAATGCATATTTTGCGCTATGGTTCTCATAGTTTCCATAAATGTGACATATGATAAAAAATTCTGTTTTGTAACAAAGTCATAACCATTATCATTGAGCTTTGCAATCATAGCCTTGCGTTCGCGCTTAAAACGGGTGATTGAGATATCTTTGTTCAAAAAGCGCTTTGCTTCGGCAAGAGCATATACAAGTTGCTGTTTGTTCTTAATCTGTGCAACAGGCGGTAACTTGCCATAATGCTTGACCTCTGCAAGTTCGGCAAATTCTGATTGTTCCAGACGCTCTTGACGTTTGCGCACGATAGAGCGGAGTTTGCTATATTCTTTACGCAGCTCTGCTACGGTGTGCTTATTGAGATAGTACGGAGTGTATTCTAAGTCTTGCCACGCGTATTGCGTGGGTTTATGCTTTGCCATAATCATCACCCCCATTTTGCAGCGTAAATACTATTTTAGATATAACCCATTCATCTGTATAAATGTACATATAGTCTATAATCGCATAACGATACGGCTTCGGCATCGACCTAAATTCGCCAGTCCACACCGGCATCCCAACACCTTTTTGCGATGTGAAATACACCGATACTGGTACTTGCGGAGACAAATTAACGCACGTGTGATAAAAATCCCATGGTGTAATATTGCATTTTTTCATGTTAATCCCTTCTGTTAGTATGACATGTCAATGCTCCTATCTTGCAACGCAAAAGTCAATTTTACGATTTTTGAGTCTTTTGCAAAAATATTCATGTCTTCAATAATCGCATTGCGATAAAACAGGGGCATAGAACGAAATTCACCAGTCCACAAAGGCAGATTACCTTTTGTTGCGCTGTACACACTAACCATAATATCAGGGGACAGGGTGTAGCACATGCGGTAAAAATCTAAGGGTGTGATATTGCGTTTTTTCAAGTTCAAACCTCCTTCACAAACTCGCGCTCACAGATGGTGCCAATAGCATTTGCAGGGATCCGCTCAATAATGAGACTGTGCCCAGTGTCGGTGAGATAGTAACGATACTTGCGGGTATCAACAATACGATTGAGGATCAACTTTGCCATAAACTCTTTAGACATTTCAAATTCTCCCTTTCTGTGTTGAGGTTCAACCTCTCTTGATTACAATTATAGTATAGCACAAGGTGCTATACGAGTACATGGATTATATGCCCGATTTATGCACAATTAGATCATTCTTATAACTAGCAATGTTTACTAAACACATGCTTGCAGGTGTACATGCGCCATGAACATATGTTCGCAGGACGTG